ACTCTGTACACTGCTGACACTCTCTATGGTGTTCAAGTGTATCGTCCTGAAGCTGGCCTCATCTTGGCTGTCTTTGACGAGTAATAGTTCTACGGGGGTCGCAATGGCCCCCTTTCTTTTCTTGTTGTATTTTTAGGAGCGGTGTATGCCAATTTATAGAGGCTCTGGTGGGTCAGGTAATTCTAGCACGAGTGCCAACGCCAATCAAGTAGCTGTAGAGGCTGCCGCCGCTGCTCAAAGTGCAACTGATTCAGCCAATAGTGCTACAGCTTCTTCTGGTAGTGCCACTGATTCAGCCAATAGTGCTACTGATTCAGCTAACAGTGCTACTGCTTCTGCTGGAAGTGCTACAGATTCATCTAATAGTGCTGTAGCATCAGCTAACAGTGCTACTGATTCAGCCAATAGTGCTACAGACTCTGCCAATAGTGCTACCGATTCAGCCAATAGTGCTACAGACTCTTCTGGTAGTGCTACAGACTCTGCTAACAGTGCTACTGCTTCTGCTGGAAGTGCTACTAATTCAGCTAACAGCGCAACTGCATCAGCTTCTAGCGCCACAGCATCAGCTAACAGTGCCACAGCGTCTTCTGGTAGTGCCACTGATTCATCCAACAGTGCTACCGATTCAGCTAACAGTGCTACAGCGTCTGCTAATAGTGCAACTGCATCTTCTTCTAGTGCTACAGACTCAGCTAATAGCGCCACTGCATCAGCGACTAGTGCTACTGCGTCTGCTGCTAGTGCTGCTGCTGCACAGGCTTCTCAAGAAGCTATTGATGGTTTATACTTAGGCGCTCAAGCAAGTGACCCTACTCTTGATTTAAACGGTGACCCAGTTACAACGGGTGATTGGTATTTTAATACTACTATTGCTTTAAGTAAAATATACACCGGATCAAGTTGGGAAGTACTCACAGCAACCGGAAGTGTTACCAGTGTCACAGGTACAGGTACAGTTAGTGGTCTTACTCTTACAGGCACAGTAACAACATCAGGTGACCTTACGTTAGGTGGTACACTGAGTGGTATTACAGCGTCACAGCTTGCCTCACAAAACATAAGCCAATGGACTAACGACAGCGGATACTTAACCAGCTACACAGAGGCTGATACGCTTGACTCAGTAACAGGACGTGGAGCTACGACTACAAACGCTGTGACTGTAGGCTCCCTAACCTCTACAGGCATCGACGATAACGCGACAAGCACCGCAGTAACTATTGATTCAAGTCAGAACGCATCTTTTAACGGCAGTGTCGGCATAGGTACGGCTCCTCAAAATCAATTACATATTTCAAGTAGCGGCAGTAACTACGCCACAATGAGGCTAGACGCACCACAGAACACCACTCCTGCCGCATGGCAACTCCGCGCTCACGACGGTAAGCTTGATATTAGAGATGCTATACCCGGCGCAGTTAGACTCACAATCGACGCCTCAGGGAATTCCACGTTCTCTGGCACCGTTACTGCGGATGGCGGCACGTTCTCTGACACCCTCTCTGCCACCGGGAGCTTTAACCCCAGCACAAACGGTGGATGGACAACTGGGGCGATTAAAACCAGCGGCTCCTTTGGTGGCGGTATAGCACTTGTTGATGGCTCTGCTGGCTTTGGAATATGGGCGCAAAGCGCAGGCACACAACTTGTAATTGGTCAGGGTACTGCCGCAGGGACGCTTTCGTCTGAATTCATCCTCGACTCCAACGGTAACGCCACGTTCTCTGGCACCGTTACTGCGTCAGGTGGTAACTCAACCAACTGGAACACAGCGTATGGATGGGGCAACCACGCTTCTGCTGGTTACGCTATCAGCAGTATTAACAATAACTTTGCCCTCGCTAGGCTTACTTGGGCTAACAAAGAAACTACAGATGTAACCGCAGACGGTGAGATGGTATTTGATCTTAACGACCAAACGCCGGGGGCCTCGCTAGGGACGTATGGGGGTAGCCACCCTTCTGGATGGTACTTCTACAGTGGGGGTAACACAGGGCGCTTTTGGACAGATGAGCACTTTAGCGGTACTAATGTATCGAACTGGCAAACAGCATACTCAGCCACCAACGCGGCGACTGAAACCAACACAGCTAACACTATAGTTAAGCGGAACAGTAGCGGGGACTTCTACGGGCGATACCTGTTTGGCTCGTATCTTAACATGTCTCATTCCACGGCCACCCGCAACAGCGACACTGTGTTCTATAGCTCTACCGACGCATACCTCCGAAAGAACAACAAGGCGGGGTTCAAGGAGTCATTGAACATAACGCACATTGCGGATGGATCAGGAGGCGGTAACTACGGCTCTGTACACTGCGACGGCGGCAATACCGGCGGCTGGGAAGGATTCAGCATTGGCGGACGTGCGGTCTTCATGCACGACAACAGCAACACCACGGGCCTGTACAACGACGTCAACAACCAGTGGATTCTACAGAACACACACAACGGCGCAACGAAGATCTACCACGCTGGCGTGACTAAGGGATACACCTACGGATCAGGCTGGAGGGTAACTGGCAACATGCTGGCTACTTCTAACGTCTACGCGTACTACTCAGACGAAAGACTGAAGGATGTTGTAGGAAAAATAGACACGCCATTAGAAAAAATAAAAGCAATAGACACTTTCTATTACACCCATAACGATACTGCGCGTGAGCTAGGCTATGAAGGCTCTGAGAGGCAGGTAGGCGTAAGCGCACAGTCTGTGCAAGCTGTCATGCCTGAGGTTATCGGACGCGCACCCATAGATGATGATGGGGAGGGCGGGTCAGTAACTGGTGAGGATTACATGACCGTTCAGTACGAGCGCCTTGTGCCTCTGCTAATCGAAAGTATCAAGACCTTAACTGCTACGGTTGAGGACTTACAGGAGCAAATCAATGCTATACAATGAGAAAACTACTACGCTGTACAAGAGATCCAACGTCATCGTTATTAACAACGAGTTGGACATAACGCCTGAGATCACGTTCCACGAGCAGTATGCTACATCTGAAGGTGAGGTAGTGGAAGGAAGAGCAGGCTCTTGTGCGTTGATTATGCCTGAGGAGACAGACGCTACGTTTCCCCTCGTTCATCCCATAACGGGTGATTCGCTTGGTGAGGCTAGCTTTCAAAACCTACAGGTTATGTTGCATTCACTGTACTTATACACAGCAAGCATACGGGACAACCCACCTGTAGAGGTTTTACCAGAACCTGAGCCAGAGCCTGTAGAGCCTGTAGAGCCTACAGAAGAGGAGCCTACGGATGCCGATAACTAATGGACCGCAGATTGCCATAAGCCAAATCCACGCGGAGGTAGGTGGCACGGGTCAAGCGTCTCTTAATGATGCTGACATACGCGGACTGATCGGCAAAGCTTCAGGCGCACAGATGGCTATGAGCGAATGGTATGGAGCTTCAGCGCCTGCTGCATATCGCAGTGTATCAACTGGTACTGTTGGTGGAAGTAGCAGTGGAGTTAAGAGTTACAGCCTTACTAGCTTAGGCGCTCAACAAGGTGATCTAGTAATTGTGGCTACTTGTCAGGATGGTCCGGGCAGTCTTACTCCTTATCAGATGACCGGCTGGACAGCTTTGACGCCTAACGGATATAACGTAACTTTTGTGCAGGATATTTACTGGAAGGTCATGGGAAGCTCTCCAGAGTCACAGTTTAGGTGTACTCTGGGACCATATCCCTTTAACATCCCAGTAGTCGCTCTATGTATAAAGAATGTAGGAACGCTAACAGCGTCAACATGGAATGGGCGAAGCGGCGCTACTAGTAACGACCCACGTTCACGTAGTGTAGCAAACGCCGGTAGTGTAGGTATCGTTGTACTGTGTCGAGATGACAACGCGGCAGGCATCAACGCTAGTACTCCTAGCGGTTACACTAAGGCAGGTACTAAGTACACCTCAAACGCTGGAATTGGTTACAACTGGGAACAGTCCGTTGACGTATATTATAGGCTAAACCTACCGACCGGTACGCACAATCCGTCAAATATTTCGTGGTACAACGGATATGATAACTCTACGGCAACTACAGCTATATTTTACTAGGACGTTCTAATGATGGTAGAAGATAACAGGTTAGACCGCATTGAGCAAAAGTTAGACAAACTAACTGAAGCTGTATCTCAGATTGCTCGTGTTGAGGAACAACTTTTATCTTTGTTTAAGCGTATGGATCGACACGAAAAAAGATTAGACGATCAGGAAGATGAACTACAACAGTTAAACAACACGGTACTTACAAACACTCAATCAGTAAAAGTAGGGGAGCGTTTGGTTTGGCTAGTGTTAGCTACTGTTGCTTCAGGACTTGGATACTTACTAAGGTAAATAAATATGGCTACTATTAAATTTAAAAGAGGTTCTGGTGTTCCTTCTAGCGATCCTAGTAACCCTGTTCAAGATGTGCCTTTAGCAGCTGGTGAGCCTGCAATGGATACAGCTACAGGACGTGTTTATATCGCCAAAACAGGTGATGGTTCTTCTGGAGATATTGTTGAAGTAGGTTCTACTGCATTAGACAGTAATATTTCCAATAATCTTGTTGTTGGTAACGATGCTACTATTAGTGGTGATGTTCTTGTTAGCGGTACTACTACTCTTGGGAATGTCAGTACTGTAGATCTTACGGTTTCAGATGACCTTACGGTTACAGACGATGCTACTATTGGCGATAACCTGACGGTTGGCGGTAATATAATTGCTACTGGTGATGTAGGTGGTGATAATTTAAATATTAATAACTGGAATCTTGCTTACAACTATAGACCTACTGATCTTGATTTTGATGACACAACCGGTGTACTAACATTAACCAAAGGTGTTGGTACTGAAACTACTGATTTAGATGGTCGTTATTTTAACGGACAAATATATGAAGGTACTTTTACGCCTGTTGTTAAAGACAATACCGGAAACACAGCTAGTATAGATGCAACTTCATTTGGTAGATATAGAAAAATAACAACGCCTTTTAGTGACTTTATTTATGTTTCTATACAAGTTGGTAACATAAACAAATCAAATATGGTTGGTACTGATGCCTTAAGAATAGAACTACCTAGTTATCTTCCCTATACAGATAACGTTTCTATTTCAGGTCTTGTGTCGAATGCTTACAGAAATGTAGTAAAACCAAACAATAATGACAACATCGTAGGTGCCTTAGACAATATTAGTGCTAGCTCACAGACGGTTTTTCGTCTGCAATTTAGAGGGGGTTCTACTTCACCGCGAGACATTGAATTTGATGATCTTGACGGTAACCTTGGCACTTTCGTTATTGTTGGTTGGTTTTTTTAATATGTGGCAAACACTCATAGCACCTATAGCTAATCTTCTTGGGCAAGTCCTCAAGAATAAAGCTGAAGAAAAGAGTGCTATACATGAGGCTAAACTAGAGGTCATAAAGAACACGGCTTCTTGGGAACAACTCATGGCAAGTGCCAGTGCTACTTCGTGGAAAGACGAGTGGTTTACGTTGTTGCTTAGTGCGCCTATTGTGGCGCTTATGTGGGGTATAGGGATGAATGACTTAGAAGTACTAGACCGCATTGGTCTTGCCTTTGAAGAACTCAACAGGCTACCTGATTGGTATCAGTACTTGTTATTTATGGCTGTATCTGCATCCTTTGGTATACGTGGCGCTGACAAGCTGCTTGCGTTAAAGGGGAAAAATAATGGATGAAGATTTTTACACTACTGGGTTAGAAATAGATCCTGATTTAAACTTAGGTTCTTTTGATCTAGGTAATGTAGGTGGTATCGACTTAAGTGAAATTACAGATGATAAACCTAGTCCTGTAGTTCAGGGCGAAGATGGTAATATGTATTTGTCTAACGCTTACTATACTCCTAGCGGTTGGAAAACTGATCCAGACTTTAGTACGCCTGTGTATTACTTTGCTCAACCTTTAGAGCTAGGAGAGCCTAGAGAAATCTACTACTCCGTTGACGAAGAAGATGGGTCAGTAACTCAGCAAGGCGCTTGGAGAACAGAAGAAGATATTAAAGCATACTGGGACGCTGAACAAGGCATGGGTTATTTTAAAGAATCTAACCCTAATCTTGATTGGGATACTTATTGGAACTTTATCCAAGAGGCTTCTGTTTTAGAGGCCCAAGGGTCAAACTACGCAGATAACCCAAATGCGTATACCGAGTTAGTAAACAAATACGGAATTAATACTAGTTTTCAAAATAACGACGGGGATATATTTCAGTTTAATGGCTCTAACTACACCAAGACATTTAAAGTAGACGATAGTTTTGATGTTGGCGGTTTACTTATGAATGTAGCTCTTAGTGCTATGACTGCGGGAGCGGCTAGTTTCTTGGCAGGGCCACTACAAGGAGCCTTGGCTAATGCGGGTATAAATATATCTACGCAAGCGGCTAATAGTTTTATCACAAGTGCAGTTCAGATTGCTAGAGATGGAACAGTAGATTTAGGTACAGCGTTTGCGTTGGCTGGTGCTGCTATGCCGGGTGGTGAAGTAATATCTCAGTCTACAGCGGCACAAGACGCCGTTGATGCAGTCGTTGGAGTTTTAACAGACCCTAATAGTTACCGTACTGAAACTAACAAAAACGGTGGTGTAACAGTTGTATGGCAAGGACACGGCGGTACTGACGTGCTAGGAAATCCTGTTATTAACTTGCCCGGTATTATAGAAACCACTAATAACACTAATAACACTAATAACACTAACAATACTAACAACACTAACAACACTAACAACACTAACAACACTAACAACACTAACAACACTAACAACACTAACAACACTAATAATAACTCTGGAAACGGTAATACTGGTGTCAGTGGGGGTAACACTGGCGGTACTACTGATGGAGGGGATGATACTACTGCTACTACATCAACAGTTAGTACAACAAATACAGGAACAACTACTGACGTATTTGTATACGATCCTGAACACGACCATGAATATATAGGTAACGGTGTATTTCGTCAGATAGGGAAAGATGGAAAGTACACTGGTGTAGTATACACAAATCCTTATTACGACCCTGATCAAGAGGATACTGCTGTTGTAGGACAAATGTATAATGTTCCCGGATCTGCTAGTGACTTAGGCGGTGTAGTAGACCCAAGCGCAGGACGTAGTAGCTTTGAAGATTTCTATGTACCGGGAGGCTACATGGGACCACCAGTAACTACGCCACCAGTAACTACTCCGCCAGTAACTACTCCACCAGTGACTACTCCACCAGTGACTACTCCACCAGTGACTACTCCACCAGTGACTACGCCACCAGTGACTACTCCGCCAGTAACTACTCCGGGCGACGAGTGTACTATTATTGAAAAAATGTATGGTGGTTGTGGTCCCAAAACTATTGTAGATACTTCTGGTGGTTCAAGCTTTGAAGACTTTCCCGGTTATGCTCCTCCCGGTACTAATACAGGCGGTGGTACTGGAGGCGGCTCTGGAGGTGGTACTGGTGGTACTGGCGGTACTAGCGGTGGTACTGGTGGTACTAGCGGTGGTACTAGCGGTGGTACTGGTGGTACTGGCGGTACTGGCGGTACTAATGGGACTAATGGGACTAACGGTACTAATGGGACTAACGGTACTGACGGTACTGACGGTACTAATGGGACTAACGGTACTGACGGTACTAATGGTGCTGATGGTGCTGCTGGTGCTGATGGTATTAGTAGAGGAGGCAGTATAGGGCGTGGTCAAGGGCTTAACAGACCTTTTTTAGAATCTGTTCCTTATGATCCTACGCAACCTTTGGCTCTTTTAAGACCACCGGGAGTAGGAATGCTACAAGGCGCACCTTCAGCACCACAACAAAAATCAGCAGAGCCTCAGTCAATGATTATGAAACTATTTGGAGATTATCTAGGATGACTTACTTACAACTAGTAAACAATGCGTTGAGGCGTCTTAGAGAGAATGAAGTAACTACTGTAAATGCTAATACTTACAGTAAAATGGTAGGTGACTTTGTTAACGATGCTAAGACTTTTGTAGAATCTGCATGGGATTGGTCTGCTCTGCGTTACACACATCAGATTACAACATCGTCTGGTGTTTTTAATTATGTTATGACGGGAAGCAACAATGCACTTAAGGTTCTACATGCTTACAATGATACAAGCGACTGCAACTTACAGTATCAAACTCCTATTTGGTTCGATCAACAGTATATGATGCAGAATCCTCAGTCTGGTTCGCCTCAGTACTACGTGTTTAACGGCGTAGACTCTAATGGTGATACTCAAATTGATGTGTATCCTAATCCTGATGGTGTTTACACTTTAAATTTTAACTGTATTACAAGAGGAAGTATTACGAATCTTGACGGTTCATCTATTAGACCTGAGATACTAACAGAAGATGCAGATAAACTACTTATTCCTCATCAACCTGTTTTACACATGGCTATTGCTTTGTTATCCAGAGAGCGTGGCGAGACAGGAGGTACGTCTACCCCTGAGTACTTTGCTATAGCAGATAAGTATTTGTCAGATGCTATTGCACTAGACGCACAGAAGCATCCTGAAGAAACTATCTGGTATACTCCTTAAGGATATTACGTATGGCACAACCACTACAAAGTATTAACTTGGTTGCTCCTGCTTTTAAGGGGATCAACACAGAAGACTCTCCTCTTCAGCAAGATCCTTCTTTTGCTGATGTTGCTGATAACTGCGTAATTGATAAGCGTGGTCGTATTGCTGCACGTCAAGGTGTTAATACGGTTACAACTAACAATACTGCTTTAGGTGCTGATAACTACTTGACTAAGGTTCACTACTATTTCGTTGATGGTAGCGGAGGCGCTGAAGAAGTTATTAGTGCAGGGAACAATAAAATATTCTCAGGTACTAGTACGCTAACGGATATTAGCCCATATGCAATTTCAGATTCAGATAACAACTGGAAGATTGTAAACTTTAATGACAAGGCTTACTTATTCCAGCGTGGATATGACCCCTTAGTTTACGATGAATCTAGTTCTCCTAAGCTACGTACCTTTGGTACTGTTAATGCTAATACTACTCCTGATGCTTTTGAATGTAATGAAGTTTTAGCTGCCTATGGTAGGCTTTGGATTGCTGGTAGCGATAACGACAACCAAACTGTTTATTGGTCTGACTTGTTAATAGGTAATAGTTTTACTGGGGGATCTACTGGCTCAATTAATCTAGCTAAAGTGTGGCCTGATGGTGCTGACAAAGTTGTAGCATTAGCTGCACATAACAACACTTTAATTATCTTTGGTGAGCATAGCATAGTTATTTATATAGGTGCTAGTGAACCTTCTACTATGCAGTTAGCAGACACAGTGGCCGGTGTTGGGTGTGTGGATAGAGACTCTGTACAGCACATAGGAACTGATGTTTTATTTTTATCTTACTCTGGGTTGCGTAGTATAGGACGAGTAATACAAGAAAAGTCTTTACCTATATCAGACCTGAGTGGGACTATTAAGACTGAACTTATTGAAAGCATACGACAAGAGACTTTACCCTTAGCGTCTACATATAGTCCTGAGAACTCTTTTTACTTGCTTACTTTTTTATCTCAAAATGTTACCTATTGCTTTGACTTAAAAGGCGCATTAGAAAATGGGGCATATAGGGTTACTCGCTGGCCTTCTAGTTTGTTTAAGTCTTTTGATAGAAAGCTAGACGGTACACTATATGTAGGTACTGTAGGTGGATTAGCACTGTACACAGGATACGACGATAACGATGAATCCTATCGCTTTAGGTACTACAGTCCTTCTTTGACTTATGGGGATTCTTCTAAGACAAAGATGTTAAAGAAGATGGTTCCTACTATTGTTGGTGGAGCAAACGCCAATGTTTCTTTGTTCTGGGCGTATGACTTTAGTGAAGAATACTCTAGTCAAGTCATTACAGTAAGCGGCGCTAGTGAGTCTACTGCTTATTATGGTATATCAAAATACAACACAACAGCAGAATACACAAGCGGTACTTTAACATCTAGGTTAAAAATTAATACGACGGGAAGCGGGTCTACTGTAGTAATAGGCGTTGAAGCTGACATTAATGGATCTCCTTTATCTCTACAAGAAATAAACACACAAGCCCTGATAGGTAAAATCGTATGAGTAATTATACTAAAACAACTGACTTTGCTGGTAAAGACAGCTTAGGTACAAACAATCCTGCTAAAGTTGTCCGTGGCACTGAGTTCGATGTAGAGTTTAACAACCTGCAAACCGCTGTTAATAGCAAAGCCAACTCAGACAGTCCTACATTTACTAATACTGTAAGTGCTGGTAACATTACTTCCAGTGGTACTGTAACTGCTGTTGCTATATCACTTAGCGGAGCCTTCACTGGCACTATAGACGGAGGGTCTTACTAATGGAATGGTTATCGGCGTTACTAGGAGGAGTCGGAGGAGGCTTTCTCACTAAAGAGGGCATTGATCGTTTATCTGAAGTAGGTCAACAAGCTCAAACAGATGCTACTGCTCTTGCTGAAGAAGTTAAAGGCATGACTGAGTTTAAGCCTTTTACTATGACATCAGCAACTGGTGGTAGTTTTGGCGCACAGCGTGGAGAAGACGGTGGTACTGATGTAACCATGAATCTTTCTCCTCAAGAGGAAGCGTTACAAAGAAGCTTGTTTGGAGGAGCAGGACAGTTCTTTAACCAAGCTATGCAGTCCACAGCAGGTCGAGAGTCAGACATCTATAGCCGTATGAGGGCTGTACAGCGTCCTGAAGAAGAAAGACAAAGACAGGCTCTAGAGAACCGCCTAGCTGCTCAAGGTCGATTAGGCGTTAGTACAGCGCAGTATGGAGGCACTCCTGAACAGCTTGCTACGGCAAAAGCACAGGCTGAAGCACAAAACTCAGCAATGCTAGGGGCAATGGGTCAGGCACAACGTGAACAAGCACAACAAGCAGCACTAGGACAGCAGTTCTTAGGTGCTAGTTACACGCCTCAGACACAGCTTCTAGGGGCTATGCAAGCTTCATCATTGTTCCCACAGATGCAACAACAAGCACAGCTATACGGTGCTGGTCAGTACGGTGAGACTATGATGAGTGGTATTAGTGCTAATCTTATCGCAGAACAAGCAAAGGCTAATCTGCTAGGTACTCTTGGTTCTAGCATGTTGAGCGGTGTATTCAGTCCTGTAGCTAACAGTGAAGGAGGTGTTAGTAGTTTGTTTGGGGATTTAAAGTTACCGGATTGGTTAAAATTTTGACTAGGGGATAAATAATGGCTAAATTTTCAGAAGCACTGTTACAAGGTCTTATGCGTCCTGCTTTTGGTGAGCAGTTAGCACAAGCTGGTAGAGGTCTAGTACAGACTCCTATGCTTATGCGTCAGGAAGAGCAAAGAAAGCAACGGGAAAAAGGTATGATGGGTGGTATGCTGGCTGCACAGCAAGCTGCTGCTGAGGGACGTTTTGATCCTGAGACTATGAAAGCATACATGGGTAGTATGCAAGGACTTGGTGTACCTGCCCAAGACATAATGCAAACATTACCTACTTTACAACAAGCTAATCAGGCTAGTGTAGTAAACAACAAGCAGAACCAGTTAGTTGGTCTACAGCAACAGCTAAATGAGCAAGCACAAATCTTGTTAGAGTCTGATGATCGCTCTAGAAAAGAAGCGGCAAACTTTCAGATAGATTCTATTGAAGAGCAGATGGTTAATATTGGTAAAGAAACAAGAGGCATTGATGCTGGAGCTTTTGTTGGTGTTGGTGATAAAACAAGGGCTGGTGTTACTAAAACTCAACTTAACCAACTAGAAATAGATGCAAAAAGAAGAAGCGCACAAGAACAAATGGCTACCTCTAGTCTACAACAACTTAAATTTGGTACGAAAGAGTGGAACAAACGGGCTACAGAATTAGAGCAACTAGGTTTTCGTAAAGCAGTTCAAAAGGTACGTCAGTCAGAACAAGCAATTCAACTAGCCAACCAAGAATATCAAGACGCTATGGAAAACTCTAAAGAGATTACTCCAGCACAAATAAAAAAGATGGAAGCTGACGGTATTACTGTTCCTAAAGATGCGTTAGGACAACGACAAACTTGGAGAAGCTATAGTACAGAAAAACGCGAAAAGCAGATAGCCGCTGCCACTGCTTACCTTGATCCTACTCCTGCTAATCGCGCAGAAGGTCTTGTTAAGTGGACACTGCAAGGCATTGCTGAGAGAGGTGATTTTATTGATGTGTTTGCTGATGACATTACTTCAGTAATTGAAGACCTTACGCCAGAGCAACACAGTGAGATTAATTCTTTAGTTACTGGACAAGCTGAAACGGATGTCGGCCCTATTGTAGAGCAATGGTTACGACGTAACTATCCCGAACCGTTTGAAAAGTCTGAGAAGTTCCGTCAGGATAAACAACGGCAGGCTGATGCAAGAGAACAAGCCATTGCTGATGTGTTCGCTGCTAACGATAACCTTGATCCTAATGATCCTGTAGACGTAAGACTAGTTAATCAAAAACTTGACGCTTCTATTAGAGAGTCACAAGAAGGTGAAATTGCTGGTAGGAAACTATCAAGAGTATTGGGCGGTTAAATAGATAGGTATTATTAGTATGCCAAGAACTTATGAAATAAAGTCTGGTGATTCAAGAAAAAAAGTAGCAGACATTTTTGGTGTTTCTGTTTCTGATTTACTTGCCTATAACGAGGCTACTTTGGGTGATTCATGGGAAGCAGGTGCAAAGGTTAGAGATCCTTTAGAGATACCTAAACTAATTAAAAAATCTTTTGATCTAGGCGCTACTCCAGAACAAGTGGCAAAAGTTTTGCGTATAGATGTTGAGACTTTAAAAGAAAACTACGATGTTCCTGCGTCTTTATCTGAAGTATCAACACCTAAAAGAAAGAAAGCACCTACTGCCTTATTAAAGTCAATAGCGGTAGAAGCAAAACGTGTGCCGAAAGAATTGCTACAAGAAATAATTGTAGATGCTAAGAGAGTTCCTGAAGAGTTACTACAAAATATTGTAGTACCTGACAGAGCTAAGAAGATACTGCTTGAGGACATAGAAGTACCTGATCGTGATCGTGTACCTGAAAAGTTACTACAAGAAGTAAACGTAGACGCTGAAAGAGTTCCTGAAAAGTTACTTAAGGATATTGTAGTACCTGAAAGAGCTAAGAAGATTTTATTTGAGAACATAGAAGTACCTGAACGTGAGCAGAAAGAAGTACCTGCACCGTATACAGACTACACGTCTACTATGGATCAAAGACTTACTGAAGTTACTACACCTGAACGACAACAAGTACCTGCTGAATTACTTCAGGAAGTGGCTGTGCCTGACAGGGAACTAGCAGAGCCTTTAGAACCTCAAGGTATTGTTATTCCTCAGTCTGCTTTAGATGCTATTAATCCTCCTGCAAAGCGTAGAAGTCCTAATGATATTGTTATTCCTCAATCTGCTATTGATATTCGTCAAGAACTAGCTAACGAAGAAGGTAAACGTCTTGCTGCTCTTGTAACAGAAGCTGGAGAGGGCGTTACTCTTGGTTTACTAGGGGAGATAAAGGCTGTTATAGAGTCTGCTACTACTGATAAAACATACGACAGGGCTAAGGCTGAGTATGAGGTAGCACGAGAACAGTTCCGCGCAAACAACCCTGAGTTCGCACAGCTTGCTACTCCTGTTGAGTTGATAGCTACGTTACCTACAGGTATTGGTCTTGCTCGTGGTCTAGCTAAAGCAGGCGTTACATCTATTGCAGCACAGGCAGGCATTGAGTCTTCTATCTACGGTGTTGCTACAGGTGAAGGTACTGAGAACAGGCTGTTCCAAGGTGTAGGCTATGGTGCGTTAGGTGCATTAGTAGGAAAAGGTTTTGATAAAATACTAGATCCTTCTTTTGCCAAGCGTTATAACACGATTGAAGAGTTTAATGTTGCTCGCGCTCAAGCACAAGAAGAAGTAGTTTCTGCTGCTAGAATGTCAAGAGCGCCTGAAGATATAACTAATGCAGAGTTGGCTACTCAGTTACTGACACGAGAGATAGAGTTTCTTGGGGACGTTGTAGGTAGACAAGGAGCATTGCCTAAAGACTTAGCACCTTTCTATCAGCGCATGAAAGGGTACGCTGAAGACATGGGCGTGGACGTGCGTCAGCTAAATAAAGTAGTACGCTCAGACAAAGCTATCAAAGACTTGCGTAAGACCTTAGACGAGCCGTTTGAGAACCTTGATGACATGGCTATGTTGCGTCAAGACCTACTAGATATGACTACTGGTCGTCTTGCTTCTGACGTAGGACGTACTATACCAGAAGCACAAAAAGCTCTTGTTAGGTTTAGACGTTTGGCTTCTCCTCTTGCTACTCTTGCTGAAGATACAGTGGGTGTTGCTTTTTCACAGCGTCTAGTCAGAGCTATGAACAGGGTAACAAGAAAGCAAACTGATCTTGATAATATGTGGAAAGGTATGGAACCATTCCGCGAACTAGCCAGTGCTAATCCTAAGTTTAATGATTTACTTTTAGATGCTGTTAATCCTAATCTGTCTTTAGCGTTTCAGACAAAGGCACTACGTGGTGCTATGAACGTAGCTAAAGGTAAGATAGGTAAAGGTGCGCCTGAGAGACTGCAAAAGTTCTTTGATGACAACATAGAGTTCTCTAAGAGATATCGTAGGCAGGTAACAGCAGGAGAAGTAACTCCTATTTGGATGCACTCTGCTCCTGAGTCAGTGCTTAAGGATGCGTCACTAAGAACATACAGAGATAGAGCGGCTACGAAAGCAGAAGATGCGGCATCTAAGAACATACAGCGTCCCTCTATGCAGGAGTGGCGAGCTAAGAATGCTGAAAGACCTGCTGATAAACAACAAGAGTATGCCAACATCTTTGATTCACACTGGACATGGCAAAGACAGACACTAACTAGAATGGAGATAGGCGAACAGCTTGGGTTCCGTACTGCTGGTAAACCTGTTGAAGCTAGACCTATCAGAGATTTAATGGGTCGTGCTTCTTCTAAGAAAGAAATAAAAGAAGGGGCCAGTACTCTTGATGCTACTGCTTCTTATGAGGCAGGACATTTTCGTTTGTTTGATGACAACATCATTGCAGAGGCGTTGAAGCGTGAAGGTTACTCTGATGTACAGATCAAGAACGCACAACAAATTATTGATGACATAGGTATCAACGCTAACAAGGGTATGGCTAGTGAGCTAGATATGATTCGTAGTCTTGGCTACGTAGGTACTATTGCTAATCCTTATGGCGCTCTGATGAACGTGCATGACTTGTTTAACGCTTCCTTTGAGCTTGGCTTAGGCAACGTAATTAAGGCTGTGTTTGCTAAAGGCGGTGTTGAGTTTAGCCCTGCTGACATGGGCCTAGCTCGTCAAGTGTTTGGTGAGTTTGTACGTAAAGCACGTAAAGGAACACAGAAAGACATAGAGCTACTTGGTGGTGTTACGTCTGGAAATAAGTTTATTGAGGGTGCTGCTAAAGCTAGTGAAGATTTGCTTGAGTGGTCTATGAAGTGGTCAGGGTTCTCTAAGCTAGATCAGTTTGGTAAGAGCAGAATCATGGGTGCGTCTTATAACAAAGCAAGACAAGACATAGCTGATGGTAGTTTTGATACTAAGTGGCAGTACAGTTTCAGTAAGCCTGAGATACAACAACTAAAGAAAGACATTGCGGATGGCGTAACAGACAGTGAGCTAGTACGTGATCTTGTTATGTTTGACTTGTTTAAGCTACAGCCTATCAACGCAGCAGCACAGACAGCGGCAGGGTTGGCTAATCCTAATGCTCGTATCTTTTATATGTTAAAAGGTTTTGCTATCAAGCAGTTTGATTTGATGGAGCGTAGGATATGGAAAGAGTGGCAAGCAGGTAACAAGAAACAAGCACTAGAAAACCTAGCTAAGTATGTTGTGTTGTCAGGTGGTGGTTATGGTGTGGTCAACGAGGCTCGTCAAGTATTAAAAGGAGAAGCTCCTGATCCAGCAGAAGGTGCAGTGTCAGCTTTGTATCAAGTAGGTTCTGTTCTTACGTTTGGTGCAATGGGCGCTAACGACTACGGCTACGATAAGTTTATGAATGATCCTTTAGACGCAATGGCTAAAAACTTACTGCCTCCACTAGGCGCTACTCTTCCCGGTGCAGTTTTAGAAGACATAGCTGACGCATTAAGAAAAGGTGACCCACTACCGGATGAAACTATATACGCTCTTCCGATAGTGGGCAAGACTCTTAAGGGTGTGTTTGACTAGATCTCACAGTTGTTTCCTGTGCAAGCTAGTTCTTGACTACCTTCAGTCATATCAGACTCCTCATTGATATCCCAGTTGATCTCAGTGGGGAAGTCTTTTACTGCTTGCTTGTAGGTTTTCTTATCGATGGGCTGATAAGGTGCCTGCTGGAATACATGGTCTGAGTAAGGCAAGAAGCTAACACCTGATACCTTATCGAACTTATTCCATAGCCACTGTCCTACCTCAAGAAACTCATGATCCCTATAGTAGCACGTCATAGATGGCTTGTGTTCACACCAGTAGTCCTGATACAACTCCCACAAATCTAACTGTTCTATTGCACCCATAGCTGAGGCTGTC